AACCACCACCTTCGATTACACCACCACTAATGGCAGCTGAGTCCTGTGTATCACGAACTCCATATTGATTGTTTACGCCCAATCCAGCACTATTTTCGTATGACATAATTATTCTCCTATTATGCAGTTGCAGTTGCTGAAGTAACGATAACACCCAACGTATCTAAACGCTGAACACCATCACCCCATCGAGTTTTAGTAACAAACTCATCACGACCTTTTGAGATGTCACGATCAGTTTCAGTTGCTGGAGTTTGTCTCCAAGCTACCATACCGGGCTTAGTCTGATCATCAGCAACACACATAAAGATATTAGCAACGCCGCCTTCAGCAGGTGCGTTAGTAGTACCATCAATGCTTACGCCAGATGCTAACTTAGGAAGACGATTAGAAGTCCAGATCTGCCATCCGTGAAGAGTAGTAACAAACTGATGCTCTTTATCAAAGCCATCTTTAACTAAGGCAGAGAACAAAGGATTAGAAGCATCCATGTTAGAAGCCAAAGGAACAGTCTTAGCGAATGTAGCTGCAACGATTGGATCAACGATTGCAATACGACCAGCCATAGGTACGTTTGCTTTATCAAATGCTAAACGCATTTCGATAAGATCGTTCTCAACCATTTGCAAGTTACCTGCACCAGAACCACCAACTAATCGATGAGCAAAGCCATTGATTTCGTTAGTCGCGCCTTGAGCTTGGCTTGCGTTTAATGTTGCAAGGAAGCGTGATTCAAAAGACTCTTGAATTGCACGAGTACCTTCAGCAGCACGCATTGATAACAACTGCTCAACTTGAGCACCGTCTTGACGCATGATGTCGGTTACGTAGAACGCATCACCGATGTAATCAGAGATAGATAACTGAACATTACCTGACTCGATTGGGTTGTAAGTGATGTCTTCGTCTTCAGTAATTTCTTGGATTACCGCAGTACCAACAGTCTTAATATTAAGAGTGGTGCCAGCTGGGAAGTCCGTCACATTACGGAAGAATGTTGAAGGAAGTAATCCATCATGCAAGTTTTGCAAGATGAAGGTTGAGTACTGACTCGCTTCGATGAACGAGGTATTGCTTGAGCTTGTAATAGCCATTGCTTTTATTTCCTAGTTTATGATTGATTGTTTGCCACATCGGCTTTTGCTTTAGCCCACTTGCCCGATAAGCCTGTATCAGTACCACGGAACTTAGCCATGTAATCTACTTCTACAACGCCAGCAGGAGCGGCAGGGATATGCACTGAGCTTACCGAAGTAGGCTGAGGATCTCTGAGCGGTGCTGTGTTGAACAATGAGAGTACGACTTGTGGTGTTGACTTAGCCATCGACGTAAGTGCGCCTACATCCATACCTAGCTCCTTAGCTTTGTTTGCAAACTCTACCGAGGCAGCGTCTCCGAACTTTGCACTAATAGCTTGACGTACAGTGTTAGCATTTGCGTCTGCTGTTTGTTGTTGCGCATTACTATGCAACATATTGTTTACTACATTTTGAATCGCAGACTCATCCATGTGGGCTTCAGCGGGTATTGCTGCGCCAGCAGGTTGTGCCTGTTGGAGACTTGCAAGTAATTCTTCTGCGCCTGCACGTTTAGCCAACTCTTCCTCTAACTCTTTAACCTTCGAACCCAGTTCGTTAATGTGGTTTTGAGCATGTGGAATAGAAGACAATGCAGTGTTCACATCAGTATACTTCTGTCTACCGTCATCAGTTGTAATACTTGAAAGCTGGTTGGCAAACAAACTATTAGGATCAACTGCTATTGCACTTGGGTCAGCTGGTGCAGGAGCTGGTGCAAGCGGGTCTGCTTGTACTGGTGATACGGGGGCGACACCGTTAGGGTTACTAACTTGATCTGTCATTTTACTTTTCCTCTATGTCAATTAGTTTTAGTATAGAACGAAGAGCGGTCTGCTCTCCTAGATAGTGCGCCATCTTACTGTCCCATGCAGGACTCTCGAAGTTCTCACGAGAAGACATATCCTTCATGCTCTTCTCTAAGTCTTCGCTAAGTAATTTGGCTAATCGATCCAACACCGGCTTAGCATTTTTTACTTGCTGCTTCACCGATGCTTTATCAGATTCTTTGGCGTATTTCATCCACCTTGTTTGCATTGTTATTCCTCAGGTGATGTGCCAACAGGTGGTCCTGATGGTCCATCCTCAATTGGTGCGTCAGCTTCAACTGCTAGATCTTCTTGAGCTTGGTTGACTAATCGTTGAGTCTCAGCTCCTTCAAATACAGCGGCATTGTCTGTGAATAAATCAAACCTTTGTAACTGTAATGTATCTTCAACTAATCTAGCTAAAGCTTTACCAGACATATGAGGAGAGATACTACCCCACATGGCGCTGTTAGTTATGCCTGTTAAGTTCTGCAACAACTGTGCTCTTGAAGCAAAGTGTCTTGCACCTACAGGACGTAACTTACCTTTAGCTGTTATGTCTTCCTTCGTGATCTTCATGAAGTCAGCAACACCTAAGTCATCATCCATTACACGAACTACATCAGATCCTTGCATGTGACGCTTGGCCACTTCTAACATATTGTTTAATACCTTCTCAACCAGCTCTATCTCAAACTGTGTTGTCTTCTCTTGGAAGATACGACCTGCTGCATTCTCTAAAGATTGAACTTCAAAGGCAGTCTTCTCACCCGGTGAGCGTATACCCATTGCTTGCTTAGGTGCACCTGCCATCTCTTCCATCAACGAGAGTATACGATCAATCTCGAAGTTAGCTTGGAAGGCTTGAGCTGCTGGAGCTAGTGGAACAACATCACCACCTTCTCCTATATAGATCTCACCAAAAGGTTTCCATTCAAACTCTTCTACATCACCTACAATCTTTAGAGGGGGTGCTAAGATCATGTCACCGATGTCAGCCTTTAAGTTCTCAAGATGATCTACTCTATACTGTAAGCCTACTAAGTTATCTAGTGGACCCATTGCATATAGATTACCTTGACGCTTACGCCAGCCTGTCATCACCTTATAGCCACCACGTTTCCACGCAGGGATAGGTTCTTTACGTAACACAGTTCGTCTATCCATAATAGTAATGATGTAGTCTTCTAGCAACGTGCCAGTTTCCATATCATACAATGTTCCTTCAAGCTCTAAGATCTCTACATAACCACTACCGTAGTATTCATATAGATCACCGAAGCCATCAACAGAATAGGCTGAAGCTTTTCTGAAATCATCTACATTGTAACCACCGATGTTTCGTCTTAACTCTCTAGCTTCTGCTACTGCATCCTTATAGTATTGATCAGGGGAGTTAGCTGCATTAAGTTCTAGCTCACCAAGAGTTGTAATAGATCGTGTAATCTTTGGAGACTTCTGAAAGTCTACAGCAGTAGGATCGAATACAATTTCATTCGGATCAATACGAACCATCCTAGGTCCGATATATCCGGGGATTGTTTCCTGAGATTCAGGATCAAGCTTACTTTCGTTTACCCAGATAACATCTGCAATAGCTACACCATAGTCAATGTAATCTAAGATTAAGCTACTACAAGTAGTTCTGAAATCACCCTCTCGTACCTTGTTACTCATGTACGCTTGGATAGCATTCTTCTTACTTAGCTCTTCATCATCTAGTGTATAGCCTTCCCACTTCATCCACTCATCATTAGGGAAGAGTGCGCTGTTGTAGTTGGCATGTAAGTTGTCACGTATCTGACATAGCTTAGGAAGTGTTGTTCTATTCTTCCAAGGCAATGAACCTGCTGAAGTGCTACCTGTATCTGTAGCGAATACGTAGTTACGAATCTCTTCCTTCTCAGATAACCAACCACTTCTTTGGTTGTTCCAGTTGTCCCACTTCTCAGTTATGTTAGCTGCCAGATCATCTGCTGCCAGCATGTTTTGTATTGCTATTACATTGTCTTCAATCATTTGAAACTAATGCCTCCGAACTTCTTATCAAAGACCGCGATGTTATTAGACTTCATCTTGGAACCTCTGCGTTGTTTAGGTTTGACTGCTATCTCAACTACAGATGCAAGACAGTCTTTAATATCATCGTGTTGTGGTCGAGACAATACAAGCTCTTCTTCAAGTGCTGGTATGTACCCACCTTTGTAATGCCACACAGATAGATTCTCGTAACGTGGTTCTAAAGCAGCAGCCATACGCTCTTGCTTATTACCTTGGTTACGGTTAGGTCTATACTCTTCAATAGATAAACTATCGCCATTCTCTCGTATACGATCTTTTAAATCAGCTACGATAATAGACTGTGCTGCTGTTACCTCAGCTCTTAGTTTCCTGAACTCCCAATGGTTGTGCATATGGAAGACCTTATCAAAGTATACTGAGATCTTATTTGTTTTGAATCTGTCAATATCTAATACATAGATGTGACCATCAGCAGCTATACCTATAACAACTACCGCTGTATAATCCGCGGTGGTTCTTAAACTAAATGCAAAGTCAATTGCTGCATATACGTTTAATACTTTCTCTTTATACCACCACCGACCACTCTCTTGTCTTAAATGTTTCTTATCATAGTATTGAAACTGTGAACTATCTAATCTATTAGAAGAAGGATCATTAGGGTTGTTA